TAAGAAAAAAGAGTATTTAAAATTATTTTAACTTGTAGTTGACTTTTTTACAGTATCTTTACTGTTATTCCTCATATATTGTTCACATCTGGGGTCCCAGAGAGCAGGATTACGCTTTCCTTTTACTTTTTCAATAACATCAAGCATTTCTGGTGTGATTTCAGTCATTTTTTACTCCTTTTGGTAGTTTTTTTTCGCCTATGTTGATAGGTTATCTTCTTTTTACCAGTTTTTTCACGTTTAAACCTCTCTTTCTCACTTTTCGTCATCTCTCCTACTGTCTTAGGTGTCTTACTTGATACACGTTTACTAGGACGACAGGCAGGATAATCTCTCTTCTCTCCTTTAGAACGACCACAAGGCTTACCAGTTTTAACATCAACCCAGTTTTCCTTAAACCAACGTGTCAAACCACCTTTGGCTCTTGGATTAGGACTACTTTTTCTTCTTTGTGGCACTTTTCTTTTTCTCCACTCTATAAGTTCCACCACGCTTTTTATATTCTCGGACTAGCCAAGCGTTAGCGTAGGCAGAAGGATAAACAGCAAACTTACGTTTGGCTTCAGCTTTTACTCTAGCGTAAAGTGCTTTATTTACAGGTACATTCACTTCTCTTCTTGCCTCCTTTTTTCTTTT